AGGCAAGTACTGATGATACGATGAGTTACTTTGCTAAATTAGCTGCTGAAGCTTAAAACATCCTTTGTTTTACCCCACTTCGGTGGGGTTTTTAGTAATTAATTACCAGGCGTATTCCATCCTTCGGTAGGTACCTTAATAGATAAATCATCAGTACTCATTCTACTAGGATCAAATGAACCATAATTATAAACTGTTGTACTATTGCCTATATTAGAATTAGTTGATGCATCAACTGCTACCCCAGAACCAGTACCATCAGCATCGACAGTACCAGTAACAGTATCTCTAGTTTCAACAGTATTAACTAAAGAACTACCATTTAAATTTTTATTTTTATTACGGTTCGCATGGCCATAGTTACCACCAGTACCATTTCCTTCACCGCTAAATAGATTTTCATACCACGGGCCCGTGTCTTTCCCTGAGTTCTGTCTAGCCAGATTTTGATTATTCCTCATGACGGTATTACGTTCTCGTGCAGTTAACTTGGGTGTTGCATCAGTTAATGCTTCACTAGGTGTTCCATCCCAAGCATTATTGCCTGCAGCTTCTGCGGCTGCAGCTTCTTTTTCAAACTCATCTAAAATATCCATTATATCATAGGCCATCCAGGCCAACATGCCAATCGTTACTGCTTGACCAATACCTGGTATAACAGATATTAAACCAAGCGCGGCTATTCTTTTGGCCATGAATTTTCCCAGTTGACCACCATATTTCGTAGTTAACCTTTGAATTCTCTTCTTTACCGTTTCCTTTTTAACATTTTTATTCTTACCTTTATTTCCTTTCATTGGAATCATATCACCACCAGCACCATAACTGGACAAACTTGATATACCAGCACCCATCGCGGCTATTCCTGCAGCGGCACCTAAACCCGTCATTTTAGCAGGTGTGCCATCACCTTTAGTACGTGCTTTAATTTTAGCATTTCTTTCTTGATTTTCAGCTTCTTCTGCTTTTTCTCTACTAGCCAAACCAATACTACCACCACCTTTAGCAAATAGTTTATATGTAGCACAAACACAATCACGAATTTCACTAAGAATTGGAATTACATCACCACCTTTACTAGGCCTACTACCTTTTTTAGGTCGATCTGCCATAAGTGAACCAGACGCGGCATTATAATGCATGTTGGTTTTACCTGTAGCCCATTCATCGGCCATATCCTTACCCATTAATGCTTCTCTAACTTTAGGGTCTTCCATAGCTTTAAGAAATTCTTCTTGTGTTAAGAATCTTTTAACCTTACCCTTACCTTGCATTTTATTCTTACCATCTTTAGATATATTCATTGTTAAATCTAAAGCTTCAGCTGTTAATTGCTTAACTCTTCTATTAATCATCTGTGTAGTTTCAGCGTCAATATTACCACCACCTATACCACCAGGGCCAGCCGGTCCGCCAAAACCACCACCAAAGTTTGCATCATTTAATCCAGCTCTATTAAACATATGCATTCTAGCTCTTGTAAGTTGTGCTCGGAAATGGGGTTGTTCACCACTTGCTATTCTGTCCTTTATCGCTTCATTATTTACCGCTCTGGCTCTATCAATCTCACCATCATTCGCTGCAATAGCTTGCCATGCATTTTCTTTAGCCGTATCTCTTCTTCTTTTATGATCATTCGCTGCATTATCACTAGCCCTCCAAAAATCTGCTTTAATTTCAGAATCTGAATCATCAGTAATTTTATAAATACCATGCTTTTTAAATACTTTTCTTTGGGCATCTCTTATTGATCTATGTTTCATTAAAGATTCATTTTGATCAACACTGTTTGCCTCCATTCTAATAGCTCTTTGTTCTTTAGTATCACCGGCAAAGAATGAATGTAATCTAGCAACAGATTTAACAATAGCTCTAAATCCAGCCTCGTTTCTAGCAATACCTTCATCTGAATTTGCTTGCATGGACTTATCCATCTTAGCGAAGATTTTATCCATTTTCTTGAATATTTGGCCAAATTCTTCATTAGCCTTTAAATCTGCCTTGGCCATTTTAGTCCATTGGGCAACTTCAAATAGTAATTGCAATTGCTCAAGCTTCTTAAGCGCAAGCATATTTTCATTCATGTCACCTATTGAACCATTAAGATCACCTAGTTGGCCTGACATTTTATCAAAGCCTTGAGTATTTGAAGATTGAAGATTGTCTATGCCATCTACCACAGCACCACTACCAACACCAAGTTGAGCTCGATCTATTCCACTACCACCACGATTATCTCTATCACTTGATGTTACTGATCCCCCACGTTGTAGTCTACTACCTGTTTTAACTACACCTGTACCCTTTATCTTTGCCATATATTAGCCTCTCATTTGTTTGGTTTCTTCTTTAATTTTATTATCTAAAAGCGCGACATAAATCTCCCTTTCCCAAGGTATCATATTGTCTAATTCTGTTAATGTAAATTTATGCTCTTCCACTATAATAAAATTAAGCCTGAATCTATTTTCAAGCGTGTCATGTGAAAGAGCTATATAAAAAAATCAATCAGTCCATTATAATTTCTTTCGTTAACATGGCCACATTTTTTACATGTCCATTTATTTTTGTATGTAACATAAGGTTGCTCAAATAAATTTTCTAATAAAGGTGCGAATTGTTTAGTATTTAGATTACCTAAAAATTCTATAGTATCATTTAATGGTACTGTATTCATATCATATATGTCTTCACCATAATATATGGTTTCTAATGACGCGGCAACGGTAGCAATGATTGTATCATCATCTTCAATATTTTTTAATTGTTCTCTATCCTTAACCGTTGGCGTTTTCATATCAATAATTAAGTTATCACCTAAATCAATTCTATTATTAATATCTTTATTTTCTATTACTATATCTTCTAAGTTTATTTTAACCTTAGCCTCTTCATCACATTCTTCATTAGCACAAGGATCTATAATATTAATAGTTTCGCCTACAGATTTGGATCTTATCTTTAGAAATAAATATTCTATATCAACCATAGATAAATCATTAGTATTAATTTCATCTATAATACATGTATTAACTATTTTAATAATAGCATTTTCAATTTGATCAGAATCCTCAGATTCTAATGCTATCATTAATATTTTTTCTTCTTTAACTAGATATGGTCTATAAGAAATTGTTTTATTTATTGTTGGTATATTTAAAGTATACGTTGGTACATCAATTGTTGGTAATATATTCATAATGTTATTTTGTTGTTATGTAAATGTGTTTAAAGTTCCTCTTAATAAGCTACCTGCTTGTTTAAATAGTGAGCCCACAGAATCCAGAAGGCCTTCTTCCGTCCAATCATCAAATGCCATAGTTATAGAAACCTTTAACGTATCGTTAGCACTTTGATTAGATAATTCAATGGCATTTATAGCCACAGGAAATGCATTAATTAATTTAACTCCATATGCTGGAATAAAATCATTACCAGAACTCATTTGTTGAATAACCACATCGGTTGTATATGCATCCTTATGTGATAGTCTATTGGTTTTATCAAATATCATTGATTGCCAAGAATCAAAATATTTCTTTATATAATAGTCATTTGTTAATATGAATGAGAATGTAACTTCCTCAACCATATATGAATAAGCCATTTTATAGCCTTTATGTGTAGTTTTTCTTTCAGTTGTATTAATACGTTTACCAGGCAATTGTGCAGAATCGCATAATAGAAACATATCCCTAGGATCATTAAAGAATACCATAGGATCTATACTACCACCTGATGTAACACTAGTTAATAAATTAGAAGCTATGCCAGTCCAATCAGTATTTAGTAATCCTTGCTTTTTATTTGGGTGCGTAATGTATATTGCAAATCTATTACCTCTTGCAATACCACCACGTCTACCTATTGTTGATTTTAATGAATCAATACTTGTTGGTATCATTAGTACTTTCCTTTACTCTTTTTCCAAACATATCCTTTAGTCTTTTTAGCAAAATTTTCTGTTGGTAAGAATATGGCAATGTCCCATTCGGACGCACTGACTTTCATTATCTTAGAGTTAACATGCTTAGTCAAATAATGTTTGAAACACGGTTTGAAATATTTGTATTTTGTAGCTCCTTTAAGTAAGCTATAGTTTAATTTTAATCTAGTAGTCTCATCAAATTTTTTATTATTGGCAATTTGTGATAGTCTATCTAATAATAATGCACGGTGCTTTAATGATATATAATGTAAATTCAAACCATAAAACCCACCTGGGGCTTTACCCACCATAATAGTTAATGGAAACCTATCATAATATTCTAATGTCTTTCTATTTTTAGGATCATAGATATACATGAACATATCACCAATTCTAGGTATAGTTTTCTTTGTTAATCTATCATCCTTAAGCATCTTATGCATATTGATTTGTTTCATACCTCTAAGTTGAGATTTAAACCACTCCTTAGCCTCCTTAGATCTTTTTGGAAGATTACGGCGATATGCTTCTGCTTCTAATTTATCAAATAATGATTCTGCCATAATGTTATTTATACCTTTTTATTAGATTTAATTTTCTTAAACGATTTCCAAGTCTTCTTACCCACCTTAGTTTTTGATGCTTTATTCCTCATGGTCAGTAAGTTAATACCAAATCCCTCTAAAGTCTTCTCCGTCCATATTTCAAAATGATAACCTCTATTATCTGCATACTTTTTAGCATACTTCCATTTAGAAATC